GCCGATGCTCTCGTACTCGCCGCAAATGATTACCTCTCCATTGATTCGTTTTATTTCTATGTTCATTACCTCCCTCCTTATCAGTTTCATTAAATTTTAATACAACTCACTCGTCCTTGTCAATATCTTCCTTCACTGTATTTTCACGCAGATAATCCAGTGTAGCTGGATCATTTTCAGCCTTCACTCTTTCTTCATCCAGCTTCCTTATATGTTCGGTAGCTTCCTTCTCTGTCATCCCTTCATGAATGATAGATTCATCCACTACCAGTCCACTTTCTTTCGCAGCCTTCAGGGCCTTATCTATCTCTGCTTGTTTCCTCTTCTCAAACATCTCTATCTGTTTGAGAAGCTTCTCCTTCATCGCTTCATCTCCCTCTACATAGCAATATCCTCTATGTCCAGGGATTTCAATCCACCTCACACCATTCCTAACTATTACTCCATTTCCTTCTTCAACAATAGGAGATGGTTCAACTTGATGCACTGGGTGCATCATCTTATATTGTGTAGGAGCATACTCCCTGGGATCTCCTCCCTCTGACCTAAGATTTTCAAATCCTTTGGCCATAGATATCTTTCTACTCCCTCTCTTCTCCATACTCCTCTGATACAGTCCTCTTCTCCTAAGATACTCATCTGCTTCCGTGACAGCTTCAAATGTCTGAGGAAGCATTCCCTGCTTGCCCAACTCCTCCACCAACAACTCTATACTCCATGAAATTAGTTGGCTCATGCTTCTAACATAGTATCCTTTGCTCAACCATAGTGCATCCAATGCTGCTAGGTCCACTATTGCTATCCTAGCAACTGCAGGAATGCTAGCTTCTTGTCTCTCTTCTCTATTCATACATTCCTCCTAGGTGTGTATATTTGTATGCTTGTATGTTTGTATAATTGTAAAAAGTTTGCTACATGGTATCGAGGCGTATTTATTACATGCTAACAACCAAACATTACAACCATACAACCATACAAGCTAACATTACAACCTAATAAGCATACAAATATATTTTCTTATATGTGTAGTAATGTATGCTTGTAATGTTTATGTATGAATGTTTGCTTGTTTGTTTGTAATGTTTTCTCCTCCCTACCACCTAGCAAACAATTTACATTTATACAACATTACAATATAACACACCTACTCCTAGAATGTCAAATCCTCAACAACTTACCTATCTAGACTTAGTCCACTATGTTAAAACTACCTTCCTTGAGCTTTGGCCAAGAGATTCTTAATATAGTTTTCTCTCTCAGCCTCACTCATACTGGCCAACTTCGCTGCAACTGCATTCTCAGGATCAACTTGGCTCCTTCCACCTTTGAAGTCGACCAAGACAACTGATTTGTCTCTGATTGACTCAAACTTGTTTCGGGCAGAAGTTTGCCAGTTGATTCTCTTATCCTTGAGTGCACTAGCAATAACTTCACTCAAAGGAGTATCAACAAGCCTGAACCGGAGAGTGACATTCTTCTGTTCGTCACTATCTTTGTCAGGCTTGACACTCGCAGCTATGTCAAACTCTCCGTTGATAACATAGTTTACTACGTCCTGTTTCCCTATTCTATTCATAGTCCCTCCTCAATGGTTAAGGTGGACTAAGTCTAGACAGGAAAGTTGTCAAAGATCAAGTTGGATTAATTTTTAATCCAACTCCATCACCGAAGCAATGGTATCAGGACTCGACAACTTTGTCAAGTCCTGAAATCATTACTTCTCCCTAATCTCGTCTGAGTGATCGACAAGATCTTCTACCAGTCCGTAGTTACGGACTGACAGACCAGGTCCTATAATCATTCCCTTCCCTGCCAGTGCAACTTCCTGAATTGCGCGCTCTTGAGAAGTGAATAAGCTTGTCCACAATCTTCCGTCCAATTCGTATATCACAAACCAGTACATACTAATCCTTTCTCTGGACTTTCCTCCAGCATTTCAAACAAAGTCTAATCCACTGTCCAGCGGCCTGAATAGCTACGTTGTAGTGGTGTCCACAACAGTAACATGAATACTTGGTCATTGCTCACCTCCCTCGCGGCCTAATTGCTCGCGAATAAATCCATGATACCGCGGATTCTCGAGTTGTCAACAAAAATCGAGTGTTCCCATAACTCATTCATTTCAAACGACTTAACCCAATGGGGGAATTTAGTGTCATAGTGTGCGGGGTTAGATCCTCTCTCTGTTGTCTAAAAATTAGAAAATGGTACAATTTGGTACATCGAAGTGGCAATAAAGATGAATTAAAAATTAATGGGACTGGAGGGAGGAGAGGGTGCAACTAATAGGTTAGTAATAGTTGTGGTGTAGAGAATCTCTCCATTGATTGGTACAAAGAATTACATTGACAATGGATCTATAGTGCTATTATAATCATCATTAATAGTGGAGGTCTCCAAATCTTCATCTACTAGGGAGAGGTAGCCGGCTGCACTACCTCTCCTGAGGAGAGTGCAATGGCGAGTAAGAAAAAGACTCTAAGCACAGAGGACATGATAAGTAACTTGGAGAGACGAAATAAAGTTTTAAGTACTCTTGGCGCTGCTCCTAGACCCAAACCTAAACCTAAACCCAAACCAAAGAAACAAGCTTATTCACCAGAACAGTCCGCCGAAGATTGGATGAACTTGGCATGAGCACCGAATCAATTCTCAGAAATGGTCTCTACGGTTTTGAAATAAGAGAAGAAGACCGCAGGCGTAAAGACCATAGTGTGCGCAAAACTTACGAAGCCAAGCAAATGTGGCAGCGGCATCATGAGATAGTCAATCTCCATGTGCAAGGATTTAAGAATGTTGAAATTGCAGAAATCCTCTGCATAGATCCTCAGACAGTTTCAAACGTACTGGGCTCTCAACTTTGCGAGCAGAAAACAGCGGAGTTGCGCGAAATCAGGGATGGCGAAGTCAAGAAGCGTATGGAGCAGATTCGCATCCTTACTCAAAAAGCTATCGAAACCTATAATGAGATCTTGGACGACACTGAGAATGAAAAGGTGACTCTCAAAGATCGTGGCGAGTATGCCACCAGGGTCCTCGACAATCTCTCTGGTCTCAAGGTCCCTACTCGTGTCCAGACTCAGTCCGTAGGTGTCCAAATGACTGCTGAAGAATTCGCTGAATTCAAAGCGCGTGGCATAGCTGCATCGCGCGAAGCTGGCCTCGTCATAAGTGAGGAAGAAGCCAATGAAGAACTTTCAACTCAGTGAATTTGACTCTCCCGATGCTCCGGGAAGTGGAAAGTTGATGGACGAGGAACTCCTCAATATTCTCGACCAGATGCGCTCAGATGCTGGAATCCCCTTCATCATCACCAGTGGTTATCGCACTCTGGAGCACAACAAAGCTGTTGGAGGCAAACCTAACAGCGCTCACACTCGCGGCCTAGCAGTTGACATCTCAGCTCCTGATTCTAAATCAAAATACTTGATCATCAGAGAATCTTTTGTCAATGGAGTCTCTCGCATAGGCATTGGGAAAACTTTCATTCACATAGACCTTGACAAATCTCTTCCTCAAAACGTAGTATGGGTTTATTAGTCTCATTAAAAATTAATCCATCTTTGGAGATCTTATGGGCTTCGGAGCTGTCTTAAATGCAGTTACTGGCGCGGGAGGAATCAAGGATCTAGTCCTTGGCATCCTCGACCGCATTAAACTAGCCCCTGAAAAGAAAGCCGAGATTGAGCTCAAACTAGCTGAACATGAGTTTGAGATCCAGAAGATGGAACTAGAAATGCGCAAGGCTGAGCAGGCAGCTATTGCAAAAGAACTAGAAACTGCCTCTGCTAACATAACTGCTGAGGCCCAGTCTGGCGACGCTTACACTCGTCGTGCTCGCCCTTCCTTCATGTACATGATGATACTCATCATGCTTTGCAATTATCTAGTCTTCCCTCTTATCAACAAACCTCTCGTCAATTATCCAGAGCCTCTCTTCTGGCTCTTCGGTTCAGCTATCCTTGGCTATACTGGCGCCCGTACTTGGGAAAAGATAGGTTTTCCATCTAACAAAAAATAGGAGGTTCTTATGCCTGGCTATGTCTATTTCATCCTCGGGTTCGTTATCGGAGTAGGCCTCACTTGGGCCTTTCGAGGACTAATCGCTAGAACGAAGGAAAAGGTTCAGGGCAAGCTCTAATGAATCCAAAAGTCTCTGTCATCATTTCTAATCGCAACGATATAGCAATGCTGGTAGTGACTATCCGTTCGTGTATAGAGGAACTCATCCCTCTTGGCCCAGGACAGGGCGAAATAGTTGTTTGCGACAACTCTGACGACAAGATTGCCAAACTCGTTCATGGCGCCCTTCCTACTGGTTACATCAGAGAGGGAACCCTCAAGTTCATTCGTCAAGTTACCCCTTGTCTCTTCTCTGCCCGTGAAACGGCTGCTAGGGAATCAAGGGGTAAATACATTCTCTGTCTCGATTCTCACATGCTATGTCCAAGGGATGGGATAGTGAACCTTGTCGACTTCATGGATCGCCGAGCTAGTGATCCAACACTTGGCTTTGCTCATGCTCCTATCTCTTGGGCTCACCAGCATGAATCACGAGCTAAACACGACCGAGATCTCACGCAAAGTGAGCTAGGTCCCTGGGGACAATCTTACAAGGACGAACGCACTATCACTTGGAAAGGGATGCCTTGGATCTGTCGCCGCGACTGGTTTCTCGACAGGGACAAAGGCCTAGGTGGTTATGGTGCTCTAGCTGAGCATCGCATAAGCTGGGGCGGCGGAGACATGCACATAGGAGTCAAGCCCTGGCTCCTGGGATTCAAAAACTGGGCAGTTCCATCTCGCCCCTTCATCCACATAGGGCCTTTCCCTAAAATCGACATTCAGCCTGGGACTGAGGGAGGATGGCTCCCTGACAACAAGTACCGCCTCTACTCATCCAGTGGTAACTATCCTCACACTTTTGGTTTCTTAGTCTCTTGCTACGTTCTTGGTGGCATGCCTATGATCGAGCGTAACAAGCACTTCCTTAAGGAAAAGTTTGGAAAATACATAGACATTGATAAGTGGATTCCAAAAGCTATTGAATTAGGGACTGGCGAGAAACAATGGCTTGATGTGCACAAGGTCATGTCATTTGAAGACTTTCTCGCCACCAAGCCTTGGCTTCAAGATCAATTAATTTTGAATGGAACTTATGCACGCTAGCGTAATGCAGTTTCTCAAATCCTCTCTTTCAAAGCAAGAAGTCCAAGGGCGTACTGTTCTTGAAGTGGGAAGTGCTATCTATGGTAAGGAAAGTCCTAGAGACGTAATCCTTCCTCTCAATCCTCTCAAATACATAGGAATAGACAACTTACCTCACAAAGGTGTAGACCTAGTTCTTCCTGACAACTGGTCCTCTTACTTCATCAACAGCCCTGTCGATATAGTTATTTGCACAGAAGTCCTCGAACATGCCAAGGATTGGAGATCTCTAGTTAGACAAATAAGAGAGGTCCTCAAGCCTGGTGGGATACTAATCCTAACTTGCCGCGCACCAGGCTTCTTCTACCACGGTTATCCCAGCGACTATCAGCGTTTCTCAGTAAATCAAATATCGCTCATTCTCTCAGACTATCTCAAACTCTCTGTAACTCCTGACACTGATCCTAAATACTTTGGAGTGTTTGCGAAAGCTATCAGATCCTCTGAGCTTCCTAGTGCTAACCTCTTATCCATAAATCCTTATCCAGTCACCAGATCAAAAAACTACAGTATCATAGTCCCTAACAAATTTGAGGATGTTATTCAGCCTTTACTAACCTCTCTCAACCAATACGAGAGTGATCCATTTCATCTTGTCATCTCCGCTGATAACCATGATAGATCCTATGGCTATGACTTAATAAAGATGTCAGGGCCTTTTGTATTTAGTAAATCTGTCAATGCTGGAATTAAGAAAGTCCATCCGGCTGACGTAATCCTCTTAAATGATGACATCAGATTGCTTCAACACGATACATTTGAGTTGTTGGCCCAGGCTGCTTACAAAGATCCCTCCATAGGCATTTTATCTCCTCTCATCGACGGAGGATGTGGGCAGTATCAGAGGCCTTCTAATTCTAAATTGTTCAACAAAGATGGTCTCCTCTACTGCAGAGGTTTTAGAGGCAACGAGCGATTATCATTCTCCTGTGTCTATCTCAAACGCTCTTTCCTAAACAAAGCTGGACTATTCAACGAGCGTTTCACTGGCTATGGTTACGAAGACGCTGACATGTGCATTAGAGCTTACAAGTTAGGATGGAAACTAGCTGTCACAAACACAGTCACAGTTCAACACGGAGCTGGAGGACAGAAAGGTATCAGAGGTTCAAACTGGAGTCTTTCATTTGCTAGATCAAGACCCTCTGGACAGAAGAACATTGAACTTCTTCAGTCCCTTCATCCTGAATTAAAAAGATCAATTAAAAATTAATGAAACTTAAATTCTCTATCCTCACTTCCTCAATCAACAGACCTACGTTGGCAAAGGCGTGCCAATCTGTCGACGCCCAGACTTATCCCAACTGGACTCATCTAGTCATCATAGATGATCCAAAAGTTGATATAAAGTCTCTATCCAACTCTTTCTCTCATCCTCAACGCAAGTGGTTCCAATGCCCAGTTAATCACCACAACTTTGGCAACACTTGCAAGAATTTCCTCTTCAATTTCATAGATCCTGACACTGACTACATTCTCTATCTAGATGACGACAACTACTTCATAAATGAAGCTCTAGATCTCTTAAACTCTTCAATTTCTAACGAATCTTGGGGAATCTTTCCAGCCATAGTCAATGACAAGATCTCCTGTTCTCTCTCTGGCCTAGACGTAATGGCTAACCAGATGTACCATAGACCAGTTATATCTGGAAAGGAGATGCGATACCTTATCTATCACAAGAGGGGAGGGGACACTACTTTCGCAAACAGCATCAGGGAACTGGCTAATCCAGTAATCCTCTCTCGCCTCAAACCTCTCGTCATAGTTCCCACTATGTCTTTTGGCTCTCCTATAACCCCTTCTCCTACCTCTAAACCTTACGAAATAAATGGAGACTTATCTAGGTCTGAAAAGGATATCTTAATTATAAAGGAAGGCTTCAAGCACATTATCTCAAATCCTCTTCGTAGAATCTTCGTAGAGGCTTATCAAGATACTAGCGTTGGCATCTTAATAGTGCACGGAGCAATCTATATCAAACGACAGTTTATTGCACAGAGTAATCTCAAGGAAATAACCCTGGACAATTTACTAAAACTAAAAATTCCAGGATGGAAGGTCGTAACTTCCTCCTCTCAATACTTCGCTCATGGATCAGGAAATTAGAGACATCTTATACAACTGCAGTATCTCGACAAGGGTGACAGCTAAAACCTTGTTTCCTGGGCGCTTCTATCTCCCTTTTGCGGAAAAGGTTCATGGCCCTATCTTTGACCTCATAGATGGGCCAGACCAGTTGATTGCAATAGCTGCGCCGCGCGGCTTTGGCAAAACTTCGATCGTCGGCGAAGCTCGCATCGGACGTGCTATTCTATTCCGTCAAGTCCCTTTCATCGTCTACATCAACAAGTCAGAAACTGCTGCCATCATGCAGACTGACAACTTACGACGTGAATTAGTGACTAACAAAGAAATCCGCTCAATCTTTGGATCTGTCAAAACTCGTTCTGCAGACTCTAGTGAGTTTGACGAGCAGTTCAGCAAAAAAGCCTGGGTTGCTTATGACACCTTCATTCTACCTCGAGGGGCAGGGCAACAGGTTCGAGGAATCCTCTACAAAAACGATCGACCAGGGCTGTTCGTCATAGACGATCTTGAAGACCCTGAACTAATCGAGAACAAAGAATACCGCGACAGACTCTACCAATGGCTCTACGCAGACGTAATGAAAGCTGTCCCTCGTATCGGTCCTCCATCTAAGTCTTGGAAAATCATCTACATCGATACAGTTAAGCACGAGGACTCAGTTCTCCAACGTCTTCTTGAAAATCCTGAATGGAAGTCTGTGCGCCTTGAAGCGTGCGATGACGAGTTCAAATCCACTGTTCCTGAATACATCTCCGATGAAGATATCCTAGCTGACTGGAACAAACATGTTGAAGCTGGTCAAACTGACGTCTTCTTCCGTGAATACAGAAATCTCCCTATCTCAACCAAAGACGCTGCATTTCAAAGTTCTTACTTCAAATACTACAATGTGCCTCCAGAGAAAACGTTCAGAAAAGACATAGACTTAGAGAAAACAGATGCGGAGATCCAACTAAACGAATCCATAGAATCTGTCGTCATAGTTGATCCAGCTAAAACTGTCAAGATGAGTTCGGCAGAGTCAGCTATCATAGGATTTGGAATAGATCTAAACAAGGCTAGCTTATTCCTCAGGGATTGTATCTCAGCTCGTCTACATCCTGACGAACTCTACGAAGCTATCTTTGACATGGCTCGCCGCCTCCATGCTAAAGTCATAGGCATCGAAACAACTGGTCTCGAGGAATTCATCAAACAGCCTCTCAAAAATGAGATGTTCAGACGAGGAGAGTTCTACGAACTGGTCTGGCTCAAGGCTCGCGGCGGGAGTAATGATGAGAAAGGGAAAGTTCTAAGAATTAAATCCCTTATTCCTTACTATCGTCTTGGCTACATCTACCACAATGCTTCTTGTCCAGGTGTCAAGAAGCTTGAACAACAACTTTCAATGTTTCCACGCTCCAAACTATGGGACTTAATGGATTGTGAAGCTTACATAGTTGAAATGCTTGAACTCGGTGAACGGTATTTTTCTCATGGAGATCCTAAAGACTCTGAAGATGAGTACAAGGACCTAGTCTACGAAGACCCTATAGACGATTGGAGAATAGCATGACTTCGTTGGAAATAGTAATAGGAGCTATGATGGCTGTATTGTCAGGATTGCTAGGAGCCTTAATAGGAAATAGGAGAAAAGTCTCAGTAGACGAGTTTGAAAAACATAGAGATTCTCCTAATCCTCACATCTTCTGCTCAGTCCATGAGTACAAGCTTGTGGATATTAAGAATAAGCTAGATACGATGGATGAGAAGATTGACAGGCTGCTGGCTCATCAGATAAATTAATTTTTAATGGATCTTTTGGAGGCTCTATGGCTGTGACATCAGTAGGAAGTGGAGTTCAAACGGCCACTATTGACACTGAGCATACTTTGGATACAGAGACTGCGGCCGGTGTCTATGTACTAGTCGTTGACACTTCTAATCTCGCTAACGGAGATGTGGTAATTTTCAGAATAAAAACCAAATGTAGAACAGGTGCCTCATCTGTCCTAGCATTCTCTGCTACCTACGCTCATGCCCAAGTAGAGCCGAACAAATATTCTATCCCAGTTCCAGTTGATACAGAAATCACCTGCACACTTGAACAAACTGAAGGTACAGGAAGAGATTTTCCCTGGAATTTACTTAAACTTTAGGAGCTACTATGGGAGACTGGCCTCTTAGAGGAAGAGCTGGAAGAGTTAGAGGCTCTATTCCTTGCACTACTGTCACAACGGGTGTTGGAGCTAACATTAAAAGTCCCTCGTGGGTAGAGCTAGTAGCATCTACTGAAGTAGGAGGATTTCATGATATAACTATTATGGGAGGTGATAAGTATGGAGACATGCTCGTGGACATAGCTATAGGCCCAGCTGGATCTGAGGTGGTATTAATATCTAATTTATACCATAGATTAGTTAATGCTTCAACTCATCTTAGAAACTCTTCTTACTACAGGCTCCCTATCTATATTCCAGCAGGCACTAGAATTTCAGCCAAGAGTCAATCAACTTATAATAATGCAAACAACATAGAGGTCTTTAGCACTATTTCTGAACAAGGAGGCTTTGGAGCAGAAAATCAGTTAGCTCTTTGTAAAACTTACGGAGCTAATACATCTGATAGCGGAGGCACTTCGGTAGATCCTGGTGCGACTATTAATACAAAGGGGTCTTGGGTCGAGCTATCAAGCGCTCTAGAGTACGATGTTAAGGGTTTGATAATAACTTCAGGATGTCAAAATAACACATATAGAACTACATGCACCTGGGGAGTGGACATAGGTATTGGGACATCTGGATCTGAAGTAGAATTAATAAGCTCTCTACCCTTCGCTGTTCATGCATATGGAGATGTGATAACTCCTAACTTTACTGAACTATTAGAAGTAAACATTCCCAAGAACACTAGACTTGTTGCAAGAGCTCAATGCACTATCAGTGATGCTACTGATCGATTACTGGACATAATAGCTTACGCATTCTCGTAATGGCGACTATAAGACTACTCTTAGACTATCTTTCACCGTCAACTACTCTCACTACTCCTGCGCCTACAACT